AATCATTTGAGCTGCGTCTAGTAACTCTGTAATACCAAAATCACTTTTAGGTATAATAAACTCTTTTACCTCTTGATTTAATTTAGACTCATAAATAATAACTGCTTCTTGAGGAGCATCTTCCATACCAATTAATTCCATAAGTTTCATATATAACTGGGCTTGTCTTTGATGGCTATAAAAGGGGGCAGTCATGGATTTCCAAATTTTCTCAAAATCCCCGTCGTATTTTACTAACAAGTCGGGGTCTTCCCATCTAACAGTTCCAATTCCTAACGATTTAATTTCTAATAGTAATGGGTCCCCAAATCCAACTAACCAACCATCGGAATGGCCACTAATTTTTAAAGGTTCGTAAGATAATGAAACTTCTCTATAAGTAAAAGGTCCAACACACTGTTCTTTTGCCTGACTATGTAATCCCCAAAAAAGTTCATTGCAATGACTACAAAGCCATGAACCAATAATTTTATCCATATCTTTAAACCACTCTTGCCACTTAGCATGTATTCTGTGGCCTTCTTCAAACATTAGTTCTCGTTTTAAGGGAGACCTAAAAGAAGAATCAGCTGGTGTATATCCTTGCAATTTATAATAAGAAGTTCTATGACACCAAAAGGGTTTAACCATATCTGATGGATGAAGTACATCTTGTCTTCTATCAGTATTCTGTGGTTTAGATAATAAATATCTTTCTATTGAGTTAATTACTCTTGTATCTTTTTTACCCACGTCGATGAACTGCTTTAGTGCTTTTGACGGTTTGTACTTTGTTGTCATTTTCTTTTACCCACTCTTCTAACGTTTTACCATTACGTATGGCTTTACGTTTAAGAGCGTTCCTCTCCCTATGACTGAGACCGCCCCAGATACCGTGCTGTTCGTCCATACTATCTGCATATAACAAGCATGCAATACGCACAGGGCATTCTGGTGCACCATCTTTACCAAAGCAAACAGCTTTTGCTTTATCTGCAATTTTTTTATATTTAGTCTTGTCTCTTGGGGGATACCATAATTCGGTGTCAAGCCCGCGACATTTGGCTTTATAACGCCAATCATTTACTTCGTTGCCTTCGTACAAGAACACTCCTGAAGTCTGTGGCGCAGGCTTAGGAAGTCGTCCTCTAACAACATGACATAATTTTCGTCATTTAGGTGGAAGCCAAGGACGGGCATTCGACTGTCAAGAATTGCTTCTTCAACAATCTTTTCTAAGACCTTTGCCTTTACGGTAAAGGAGGCTTTGCCAGTCCATTTATGTTCTATCAATAAATCTTTTGAACGGACATCGCCTTTACGATTCCAAAAGCCACCGCTTGCAGCATTTCTTTTGCCGCCGATAACTTTTGCTAATCGGTCCTCGTGCTTCCTAGACTGACGTTGTCCCTTAGTTGGCATTTTCCAACTCAGCAACATGCTTAGACCCAACTTTGACGCTTTCTAAAACGTCACGTTCAAGGTTCTCGCGAAGGTCAATATCCTCCCGGATACTATCTAGCATAGCATCTGCTCCCTGCCATTGCTTTCCGCTGTATCGGTAATACGCGCCGGCTCTAACAATAACTTTATTTAAAATACCTAAAGCAACTATTTCTTTAGCAAAGTCATAGTGCCCAGCAGGTACTATTCCACCTTCTGCAAAATAAAAATCAACAAATGCTGGCTCTGATATAGGGGCTGATTTATTTTTAAGACTACGAATCTTTATAGTCTGTCCTATGCGACGTTTTTCTTGTCCAGTTCCTTCTTCTAACCATTCATCTCTTTTTACTTCAAGACGAGTGAAGAAGAAATAATCTTTAGCTTTACCACCTGGGGTAGTTCTTGGGTCTCCGTACATAACACCAATACTCATACGATATTGATTAATAATAATTCCAATAAATGGTCTTTCTTTTTCAACCATACTTCTTTTACCAACATGCTCTACTTTGCGAAAGAACTTACCTGTTAATAAAGCACCTCGTCCTACGGTTGTTTCATCCATATCTTTTTCTTCTTCAGTTGTTGGAACTAATGCTGGAAGTGAATCAATAACAACGCAATCTACTTCTTTAGTTTCTACAAGGTTTATAGCAACTGAATAAGCTTCTTCCATAACATTTGTAGATACAACATATATACGACTGACATCTACTCCACACATTTCAGCATATGCAGGAACCCATTGTTCTGCGGCAATCCATACGGTTGTGAAGTTAGGGTCACGTTTTTGATTAGCAGCAATAGTTTTTAAAGCAATAGCAGTTTTACCATTACTTGCTTCTCCTACAATTTCATGCCATTGATTAGCTGGCCATCCCCCACCTAAAACTACATCTAAAGCAAGTGAGCCAGAAGGCATACGGCTCATATAGTCTTCTCTAATTTCAGACCCAAGAATTACTGTGTTATCACCAAATTGTTTATTAATATTTGCCAGTACTTTTATTAGACTCATTATTCAATCTTTCCTATGATGCCTTGTGGGTTAAAGTTATTTGTAGTTGATATTTGTTTTGCTGCTTGAGTTGGTCCATCTACTGGGACTCTTGCACCTGGCATTCCTGTACCAGATTGTGTTATTGGATACCCACAGTCATAACAACGAGGTCTTACTCCGGGCGCACCACTTCCGTAATTACCACTACCACAACCTGGACAACGGTTAATAGTAGTTGCACTTTCAGGAAGTCTGCGGTCTTGTATCTGTTCTTGCGGATAATAAGGTTGAGTTGGTTGTTGAGTTGGAGGCGTTGTAAATTGCCTTGGTTGTTGCTGTTGTGGTTGATTTGTAGGAGTTGTACCTAATTTATTTGCCCACCAATTACTGCTCATCTAGCTCCTCGATTTCGTATTCTTCAAATTCAGCCCCACCGTGGTCAAGTATGGCAAGTTCCATACCTGCTGAAATAGCTGCAGTTATTGCTGAAAATGATATGTGTCTAAAAGTATTTCTTAAATTTTCTTCCATCTCTTCAAGATTTAAAGTTCCATTAGAACCATTTACTAATATTTCTGTTGAAGGCCTTTGAACAGCAACTAAAACTTGTGCATTAATTTCAGAAATATTATCTATAAATGGTAATAAACTAACTAATTCAGACATACGATTATCGCTGTCTTCTATTTCTTTTTCTTCTCCTTCTTGGCTAATAGGATTTAATCCAAGAATTTCTGCAATTTTATTTGGATGTACAACTTCTAAATCGTACAAATACCACCTAACTAAAGTGGTAAAAGGAATAGGATGTAAAGAATCGGTCATTTAGCTTCTCCCCATTTTTGAACTACTTTTATATCTGCTACTAAAGGAATGTTTAACACTTTTATACCTTCCATAGCATCTTTAATTGCAGTCGTTGATTCTTCAACCAGCCTATCAGGAGTAAGTGTGACTAGTTCGTCGTGAACCGTTAATAAGAGTTTCGCGCCTTCTGGTAAAGCAGCGTTAGCCCTCACCATGGCAACTTTAATAATGTCTGCAGCAGTGCCTTGAATACGAGTATTAAACGCCTGACGTTCAGCACCTGCTTTTAACCCTGGGTCTCGTGATAGTAATTCTGGTAAATATCTCTTTCTACCTAAAATTGTGGTTATGTGAGGCGGCCTACTGTTTCTAGCAACACCAATAATCTTTTGTCTGTATCTATTTACTGAAGTAAAGTTAGCCCCAAAATCATCTAGTAATGTTCTAGCCTCTCGTACGCTGCAACCTATTTGCCTAGCTATTTTGTCTGGACCTACTCCGTAAGCCATCGCTAGCACTAGTACCTTCCCAGCTTTTCTATCTACTCCCATAGTGTTTCCTACGGTTGTATAAATATCTCCACCTTCTTGGTAGTTCTTTAACATAATTGGGTCTTCTGACATAGAAGCAATAATGCGAGGTTCAATCTGTGAATAGTCAGCAACAATCAACTTATAACCTTCTGGAGCTATAAATAAATTTCTAATAGCTTTACCATGGGCTGTATGAGGGGCTGGTACGTTTTGTAAATTTGGGTTACGACTTGAGAATCTACCTGTCTCAGCTCCGTGTTGAATGAAATCACAATGAATGCGACCATCTACTAATAAACTTTCTTTATAGTCGGTCTTAGATTTTCCATTAACAGTTCTAATTACTTCCCCGCCTAAATAAGGAATAACATAAGTTGTTAATAATTTATTTAAATCTGAATATTCTAAAAGAGCGTCTACTAATTCGTCTCTACCTCTAAAAGCCTCAAGGGCTTCAGAAGACACTGAATAATCTGATACTGATAAATCTATACCTTCGTCATCTTTTTTCTTCCCCTTGCCTGTTAAAACGTGGGTCTTTAAACCTCGGCCACCTTGGTCTTTAGGACCATATAACTTTGCTTGCTTTTCTTGGTTAGAATTAATATTAAAAAATCCAGCAATTTTGTAAATAGTTTCTCTTGCTTTTTCTATATCAACTTCTAATAAATCTTTAAGTTCTTGTAGGGCTTTCATATCTATTGGTGCACCAGTAAGCTTCATTTCGCAAAGGACTGCTAGAACGTCCATCTCTAATTTAAATACATTATGTACTGCTTGTTCTTTAATCTTTGGTGTTAAAACTTTCCACAACATAAATGTGTATTTAGAATCTAGATAAGCATACTTAGCAACCTCAGTAAAAGAATACTTCTCTACTTCTTTTCCAATACCTTTAACCATCTCATAGTTAAACTCTCTCTTTAAACAATCGTCAAGACCTACTTTATTTTTATTACGGTTGTCTACAATAAATGAAGCAATCATTGTGTCAAAGTAAGGACCTACTGGAACTTTGTTGTCAAAATATTTAGCAACAGAAGTTAAATCAAATACAAGATTGTGACCTATTTTTAAAATATCTTTATTAAACATTAAAGGTTTTAATGCTTTAAATACCTCAGCCGGAAACAATTGTTTAGGAGCTTCACCAAATAAAACAGTTGACTTTCTTTTATCTCTTGAGTAATCACTTGGTCTTACTTCTAATCCTTTAGCAACACGCTTCTCACCTTGACCAGTAAGGGGAAATAATTCTTCTAAAAATTCTCCGTTTGGATGTCCCATGGGAATAACATCACATCTACCATAGGTTGCAAGGGTAATCCATAAAACTTCATTAACGACTGTAACGCCTCTGCGTGGACCTACTGTTTCAACGTCATAAGCAAAAGCATCTTGAGTTAGATAATGACTAACCATTTCGTTTAATTGGTAAGTAGTAGTAATTATATTCATAAATAGTTTAGGGCCCAGGAGCTGAGAAAGGGGAGAGTCAGCCCCTGAGCGGTCTAATGTTTGCCTATCTATCCATTAGTTCTTCAGCAATGGCAAGCAAATCTGTGTAAGAAGTTTGCTTGATTGTTGAATAAGAAAATGGTTCCATTGAAGCAATTGCATTTGCAGCAGTTGCTGGGTCGATACCATAATCTTCTGCCAAGTCGCGTTCTTTAATTGCGACTACATGGTAGACAGTGCTTTGTTTTACGCCCGAACGGCTTATTGCCCAATAATTTTTATTTAAAGGACCTTGTGGTGTTGAGTTAACCATGTGCAAAGTCTTAAACAAACGAGGAGAAGCGATAATCATTTGCTTCTGCGCTGGAGTTATGCTTAAGTTAGCAACAGTAAACCCACGCTTGTCTTCTGGGCGATGGCGCAACTTAAGACATAATGGGCATTCTGCACCCAAACATACATAAGATTTGCGACCAGCCTTTTCAGTCAAGAAATGCTGTCTGTAACTTGCGAACGGACCATTAGGGTCAAGAAACTTAACCACTTGTAATTCTTCGCTGTGTTTAAATTCAACTGGAAAATCGCCAGTAGGAGGTGTTAATTTCTCCGCAGCTTCCCAGCCTGATTGAACTGCTGAACTTGTTGCTTGTTCAGGTCTTGCATCAACCATATATGTGTCAATGCCTGGTACTTCTTGTTGTATAGCCATTTATTCATCTCTTTTCATCTGTTGTCATCTTATTTTCATCCTCGCGAATTTTATTCCACGAGTCAACTAGGCTTTTTGTAACCTGTTGATGTTGAGACCAGTTTATCCTTTTTTCTTCAAAAAGTCTATTCTGATTAAATATCTCAACAGCTGCCTCAATCATACGTCTGCTGTACAAACGACGACCTCGGTATTCCTCCCCTGACTTAGTTGTCGTGGAAGGAAGTCTATAAGGGGATTGGGGAAGATACCCTTCCTTAATCCATGACCGTATAGTTACTAACGGCCTGTTTAAAGCTTTACATAAAGAACCAATAAGAAACATATCAACCTGTGTACCGTTAGGCAAAGTAGTTTTTCTAGGTTTGGAATCCCAATCTAGTATTTGTACTTCTTTTTTTGGTTTAGGTTCTTTGCGTTTTCTTTTACTACCTGGATAGTAAATATCTATATCGCTAAAAAACTTTTCAATATTTTCTTCGGTCATTGTTTGACTAATAACGCGTAAGTAATCTTTGATGGAAACATTTCATCTACTTCTTGTTCGGTGATTAAACCTTCATAGTAAGCAGCCATAATCTCATCTTCATTAATAGTAGGTACTAACTTAATGCATCGGTCTTTAATTCCTTTTGCATCAAGAATAGATTCTGCTTTATCTATATCTAAAGATTTAGAAATCCTTTTTTGATGAACAACAGTAATTCTGGTTAAACCAGATTTTTCGTCATTAATTTCAGCAACAATGTGCCCACGACTATCTTCTTCGCCTATTTCTAATAACGATTCAATAACTCGTTTTTTAATTTCAGTTTGGCGTTGATTTAAAAATTCAACTTCATCTTTAAGTACTATGTATTGTTTAACTTCTTCTTTAAGTTTTTCTAAAGACATCTTGTACCCCCTTCTAGGCTACGTGAATAACTTACCACTAGCCAAAAG